AGATCATCACTGCCGAGCAGTTTGAGGGCAAGACTCGTACTACCACGGACAGCAAGACCAAGAAGCTTCTGGGACTGATGGTCAACCTGGCTGATTATTCCCTGGGCGCTACCAAGGGCGGTGAAATCACTCACTTCACTGATTTCGATATCGACTTCAACCAGGAAAAGAGCCTGCTGGAGACTCGTTGCTCCGGCGCCAATACTCGCGTCATGTCCGCTATCGCTCTGGAGGAGGATGTCACTGCCACTATTGGCGGCTAAATTCAGCGAGGAGTGAAAATTCAAAATGGCTAAATTTTATGGAGTAATTAGCTACGCTGTAACAGAAGAGACTAAACCTGGCGTTTGGACAGAGAAGATCATCGAGCGTATGTACTATGGTGATTTAATTCGTAACACTCGTAGGCTTCAGTCTGCGGAACAACTCAACGACAACATCAATGTTGCGAATGAGATCAGTATCGTAGCCGATCCATTTGCCAATGAGAATTTTCATTCGATGAGGTATGTTGAGTTTATGGGTGCTAAATGGAAAGTTACAAGCGTTGAAGTTCAGTACCCGAGACTTATACTGTCTATAGGAGGTGTATACAATGGCGAGCAGGCTTGATCTGCAAACTTTTCTGGAAGAACTTCTGAAAAGTAAAAATGTGTATTTTCAACCTCCTGAGTCAGTAAAAATGAAATACCCCGCTATCGTTTATGCACTCGATGACATCGAAAATGTGCACGCCGATAACGGGGTTTATTCGTCTCACAGACACTATTCCGTCACTGTCATTGACTCTGACCCGGATAGTGAGCTTGTCGGTAAGGTGGTCTCTATGCCTACTTGCCGATTTGAACGATATTATACAAGCGAGAACCTGAATCACTGGAATTTCTCGCTATATTTCTAATAAGGAGGAATATCTTTATGTCCAAAATTATTTGGGATAAAACTGGCGAGCGCCTGTATGAAACCGGCTGTGACCATGGCGTTCTCTATCCGATGCAGATCAGCGGCGTTTACAATAAGGGTGTTGCATGGAACGGTCTGACTGCCGTTACTGAGAGTCCTTCCGGCGCTGAGGCTTCCCCGATTTACGCCGACAACATCAAGTATGTGAACCTGGTTTCCAACGAAGAGTTTGGTGCCACCGTCGAGGCGTATATGTATCCTGATGAGTTTGCCGAATGCGATGGTTCCGTCGAGATCATGCCGGGTATGTATGCCGGTCAGCAGTCTCGTAAGACTTTCGGTCTGGCATATCGTACTATTCTGGGTAACGATACCGATCTGAACGATTACGGCTATAAGCTGCATCTGGTTTACGGTTGTCTGGCTGCTCCTTCTGAGAAGGGCTACAGCACTGTCAACGACAGTCCTGAGGCAGCTACTCTGTCTTGGGAAATCAGCACCACGCCTGTCTCCATCAACAAGCTGGTCAATGGCAAGAAGCTGAAGCCGACTGCTACCCTGACCTTTGACTCCACCAAGTTTAGTGCCGAGTTTATGACTCAGCTGGAAGAGATCCTGTACGGTAAAGACCCGACTACCGATGGCGGTAATGACGGCGTCGAGCCTCGTCTGCCTCTGCCTGATGAGATTATTGAACTGTTCGATAAGACTCTGAATCCGCAGGGCTAATATGTAGAATCATGGAGCCGTATTCAGGTAAGCTGGCGGCTCCTATTTTTTTTATTTGAAAGGAGAAAATTTCAATGACTAAGGAAACTATCACTTATACCGATCTGAACGGCGTTCAGAGAACTGAAGATTTTTATTTCGACCTGTCCAAGCCTGAAATCGTAAAAATGCAGGCCAGCGCCAAGGGCGGCTACGATGTTCAGCTCAAGAGTATCGCTGCCAGTCCGAATGGGGCTCTTATCATGGAGTTCTTCGAGAACTTTATTAAGACCGCTTATGGTGAGAAGAGCGATGACGGCAGACGCTTCATGAAGTCCGAGGAAATTTCCAGAGGCTTTATGGAAACTCCCGCTTATGAGGTGCTGTTCGAGAAGCTTGTCACCGATGCAGGTGCTGCATCTGAATTTGTCAACCGTGTGATGCGCGCCAACGGCAATAAGCAGGCTGCGCCCATCGCATCCAATTAAAGAAAACTCGGAGGACTAAGGAATGCTGAAAATTACTGTGCCGGCTGCCGAGTTTTGGGATGAAATCCATGAGGAATTTGTCTACAAGAAAGAGCAGACTTTGCAGTTGGAGCATTCCTTGGTCTCTCTTTCAAAATGGGAAAGTAAATGGAACAAGGCATTTCTCGGAAAACAAGAAAAAACCGATGAGGAAATTCTTGATTATGTACGATGCATGACCTTGACCCAAAATGTCGATCCCGAAGTATATACTCGGCTGTCTGCTGAAAACTACGCCGCTATCAACGCATATATCGAAGCGCCGATGACCGCTACTTGCCTTATTGAGGACAAGCAGGCCAGAGGGCACAAAGAAACGGTTACATCGGAGCTTATTTACTACTGGATGATTTCTTATAACATTCCTGTGGAGTTCCAAAAATGGCATTTGAACAGGCTGTTGACCCTTATACGGGTATGTAATGTCAAGAACTCACCGCCTAAGCGAAGAAGTAAGCGTGAAATGTGGAATCGGAATGCAGCTATTAACGCTGCCAATCGAAAACGCTTTGGTTCTAAGGGGTGATTGAATGAACAGACGATGCCGAAAATGCATGTTAAGGCGAGTTTGCCATAAAAAGCAGCCTTACAATAACTGGCTTAAAACTTTTACCAAAAAAGCAGTATCAATCATTCTGGCGGTTTCGCTGGTTGATTTGCAACTGTCTTATGTGCTTGCCTTTATGGGGCAAGTACAAATTGCGGAATCGCTTTCCAGCACAATAGCGTCGACCGTTGTCGGGGTTATGCTTGGCTATTTCTTCAAAGCCCTTTTCGAAACATTCTTCGAAAAGCGTGAAGAACGACTCAAGCAGGAAAGCGAACCAGAAGAAAATACGAATTATGAGGAGGTTTAGTTATGCCTATCAGTTTTTTGACTACAGCACTGTTAATCGTATCCGTTATCACGAATCTGACAGTGGAGGGCATTAAGAAACTGCTTGACGGAACGAAGGTCAAGTATTCTTCTAATGTTCTTGCGGCAGTTCTGTCCGTCCTGATCGCCTGTGCTGTTAGCGTGATTTACCTTATCATGACCGACACGGTCTTTACTATGAAGATTGGGGTTGAGATCGTCGTTCTGATGTATCTGGGCTTCCTGATCTCTACGGTCGGTTATGACAAGGTCATTCAGATGCTGAAACAGATTCAGAGCGTGAAGGAGGAAACGAAAAATGAGTAACAGCCCTTTGGTATCCTATACCAAGTTAAGTCCTAATCATTCCGGGCAGAGAACCCATGCAGTCGACCGTATCACACCTCATTGTGTAGTCGGTCAGTGCTCTGTAGAGACTCTGGGTAATATTTTTGCTCCGACTTCCCGACAGGCTTCCTGTCAGTATGGTATCGGCGTGGATGGTAGAGTGGGTATGTATGTGGAAGAAAAGAACCGTTCCTGGTGTTCTTCCTCTAATGCAAATGACCAGCGTGCGATCACAATTGAGTGTGCCAGCGATGCCACACATCCTTATGCATTCAACGATACTGTATATGCGAAACTGATCGAGCTTTGCACAGACATTTGCAAGCGTTACGGAAAAACCAAGCTGCTCTGGTTCGGCGATAAGACTAAGACTCTGAACTACGAGCCGGCTTCCAATGAAATGGTTCTGACCGTACATCGTTGGTTTGCCAACAAGAGTTGCCCTGGTGATTGGATGTATGCTCGAATGGGAGATCTTGCATCCAAAGTTACGGCTAAGCTTGGGGGCTCTGCTGGCGGAACTGAGAAGCCTGCCGATAATCAGGCACTTTATCGAGT